GGAAGACTTTCGTGAGCAGTACCCAGATATGCAAGTTGATGACATGGTAGAAGATGTAGTCAACAACCCTAATCATTACAATACAGGTGGCGTGGAATGTATTGAAGGCATTGAAGCAAGTATGTCTGAAGACGCGTTCTTAGGTTATCTCAAGGGTAACTGTATGAAATACCTGTGGCGTTATGAGTATAAGGGTAAGCCTACTGAAGACCTAAAGAAAGCCCAATGGTATCTTGACCTATTAATAGATAGGATAGAAGAGTAATGGATTTAATTACTGTAGATTTTGAGACGTATTACGATAAAGACTTCTCGCTACGTAAGGTAACAACGGAAGCCTACATTCGTGACCCTCAGTTTGAGGTGATCGGTGTAGGTGTCAAGGTTAACGATGGGCAAACTGAATGGGCGAGTGGTACACATGAACAGATCAAGAGTTACTTACATACTTTCGATTGGGCAGACGCTATGCTTCTGTGCCATAACACTATGTTTGACGGTGCTATTCTGGCTTGGATATTTGATGTGCGTCCTCGCGTCCTTGCTGATACTCTTTGTATGGCTCGCGCACTACATGGTGTCGAAGTTGGTGGATCTCTGCATGCACTTACTCAAAGGTATAATCTCGGTGCTAAAGGGACAGAAGTTTTAGATGCTAAGGACAAGCATAGGTTAGACTTTACGCCTGAAGAGTTAGGTAGGTATGGCGACTACTGTGTTAATGATGTTGAGTTAACATATAAGTTGTTTATGAAAATGGCTAAGGGATTCCCTAAGCAAGAGATGCGTATTATTGATATGACGTTGCGTATGTTTACTGAACCAATGCTAGACCTAGACATTGGACTACTCCGACAACACTTAGAGAATACCAAGAAGATCAAAGAAGACTTGATTGAGTCTAGTGGAGTAACGCGTGAACAGTTGATGAGTAACCCTAAGTTCGCCGAGTTACTGGTATCAATGAATGTCGAGCCCCCTATGAAAACAAGCCTGACTACAGGCAAAGAAACCTACGCGTTCGCTAAGAATGATGAAGCGTTCAAAGCACTGCAAGAACATGACGACCCTAGAGTACAAGCACTTGTTACTGCACGTTTGGGTACTAAGAGTACGCTAGAGGAATCACGTACTGAGAGGTTTATAGGTATTGCTAAACGTGGATTAATACCTATCCCAGTGAGATATTACGCGGCACATACTGGCAGATGGGGTGGCGATGACAAGATCAACATTCAGAACCTACCCAGTCGAGGTGCCAATGGTAAGAAGTTGAAGTCCAGTATCATTGCGCCAGTAGGTTACACACTAGTAGATTGTGATTCGTCACAGATTGAAGCACGTGTACTTGCGTGGGTAGCAGGGCAAGATGACCTAGTTGAATCGTTTGCTAACAACGAAGATGTGTATATTAAAATGGCATCTAAGATATACAATGTCAAAGAGGAAGACGTTACCAAGGAGCAACGGTTTGTTGGTAAGAGTACGATACTTGGTGCAGGGTATGGTATGGGTGCTGTACGATTTGCTGAGCAGTTGAAGTCTTTTGGTACTACTATAGATGTAGAGGAAGCACGTAGGATTATATCTATCTACCGAGAGGCTAACTGGAAGATCAGTCAGTTCTGGCGTAACTGTCAGAATATGTTGGTAGAGATGTCACGTGACAAGCCAATCTCATTCGGAGCTAAAAACATAGTTAAGAGTGTACGCACACAAACAGGTTATGGTGTTGAGTTGCCTAGTGGTTTAGTTATGCGCTACGATGACTTGGAGTTTGAACAAGGCGAACGCGGTGTCGAGTTTAGTTATAAGACAAGACGCGGGCGCACAAGAATCTATGGTGGTAAGGTTACAGAGAATGTATGCCAAGCCATTGCTAGATGCATCATGGGTGAACAGATGTTGGCTATAGCTAAGAAGTATAAGCCTGTGCTTACGGTACATGATTCTGTGGTATGCTGTGTACCTGATGATGAGTTAGAGGAAGCTAGACAATACATTGAAGCGTGTATGAGTACGACACCTTCATGGGCGGAAGGTATGCCTATAACGTGTGAGTCTGGCATTGGTAAATCTTACGGAGACTGTGAATAATGTCTAAAGATATTGAGAAAGCAATTAAAGATGCACATGAAGCGGCTGATAAAGCTATTGACGAAGTGCAAGAAGAGATACAAGAAACGCGTATGGAAGTAACAGCATGGTTGAAACAGACCCGCTCTTTTACTTACGCTGAGTTGTTAGTAGTAGCATTGGGTGTAGTAGCAATAGTGGCAACTGCAGGTAACATCTGATGAGTATTGCACCGTGGTCATTCAGCAAAATAAAATCCTTTGAACAATGCCCTAAAAAGTTCTATCATCTAAAGGTAGCAAAGGATTACAAAGAGCCTCAGACCGAGGCTATGTTGTATGGGACTGCGGTGCATGAAGCCGCTGAAGAGTATGTAAGAGATGGGAAACCGTTACCCCCAGAGTACGACTACATAAAGGCTCCGCTTGATGCGTTATGCTCAAAAAAGGGAGAGAAACTCTGCGAATTGGAAATGGGGTTAACGGCAGACCTAGAACCTTGTGGGTTTTGGGACGACAATTGTTGGTATCGTGGTATAGCAGATTTAGTTATACTAGATAAAGAAAGTAAGATTGCTTGGGTGATTGACTACAAGACAAGCAAGAACACTAGGTATGCTGATAAAGGTCAGTTAGAATTAATGGCACTGTGTATATTTAAACACTTTCCTGAAGTTGAGACTGTACGTGGCGGGCTTTTGTTTGTAGTATGTAACGAGTTAATACGTGAAACGTATGGCAAAGAACAAGCTGGTATGATGTGGGAGAAGTGGTTATCTGACTACAATCGCATGGAAACAGCATTTAAGAAAGATGTATGGAATGCCCATCAAAGTGGGTTATGTAAGCGACACTGTTTAATTACCGAATGTGTGCACAATGGGAGGCACTGATGAGGAAGAAGCGAAAGAAGCAAGTCAACGCCCCTGTTGGTAGTGACACGTTTGAGAGAAGAATGGAACGCCAACGTGCTAGACGAGCGTTCGATAAGAAGAATGGTAAAGCCGCACGTAAAGGAAAAGACATCAGCCATAACAAGATGTTGAAAGACGGTGGCAGTAATAAAGATGGATACAAATTAGAAAGCCCTAGTAAGAATCGTGCTAGGAATGGGCATAAGCCTAAGAAGTAATTCACTCTCGGACGCTTAGCTTGATGCGTCTTTAAACAAAATGGAGTAGGGGACTATTTCCTCCCTTGAAGGACACTTCATAAAATCAAGTTAGTTTGTCAGGTATCGGTGATATTGTTGCCCTGTTCATACTAGACCTAGCCCCATCTACGAACGAAGCGGGGCTAATTTAATCGTAAGCGAAGACCGCTTTACGAGGTTAACCTATGGAGAATAAAAATTGAAGATTGTAGATAACAGAGCACTGTTACTGAACTTGCGTAATCCGGGTAAAGTGACGAGTTGCATACCAAAGAGTAAGACGTTATCAGAACACGAAGTTATAGTCAGTTGGGGAGTTGATGAAGTGCAGGTACTAAGAAACATTGGTATCAATGCGCCCTCACCAATAGAAGGTAGGTATGAGTGGACAGGTAGGTATGACCCATACGATCACCAGAAGACTACTGCAAGTTTCTTCACGCTAAATAAGAGAGCCTTCTGTTTTAATGAGCAGGGTACAGGCAAGACAGCCAGTGCTATATGGGCGGCAGATTACTTACTAGAGCAAGGCAAGATAAATAGAGTATTAGTTATATGCCCGCTATCTATCATGGAATCAGCGTGGCGCAATGACTTGTTTAGTTTTGCTATGCACCGCAAGGTAGACGTAGCCTATGGTTCAAAGAAGAAGCGTAGAGAGATAATTGAGAATGGCGCAGAGTTTGTGATAATAAATTACGATGGTGTGGAGATTGTACAAGACGTAGTTAAAGAAGGTGGGTTTGACTTAATAATTGTTGATGAAGCTACACACTATAAGAACGTACAGACTAAAAGATGGAAGACGCTAAACAAACTAATGGATAAAGGCACGTGGCTTTGGATGATGACAGGTACACCTGCGGCACAGAGTCCTACCGATGCGTATGGTATTGCTAAGTTAGTTAACCCTGTTGGAGTACCGCGTTTCTTTGGTACGTTTAGAGATATGGTCATGCAAAAGATAACTAACTTCAAATGGATACCGAAAGAAAATGCTACTGATGTAGTACACAAAGCGTTGCAACCCGCTATACGGTTTACAAAAGATGAGTGTTTAGACTTGCCACCTATGGTGTATGTCAAACGCGAGGTAGATATGACTCCTCAACAAAAGAAATACTATAAAGAGTTGAAGAGTAAGATGGTCATGCAAGCGGCAGGTGAACAAATCACTGCGGCTAATGCGGCAGTTAATATGAATAAGCTACTACAAATAT